CCCTGAGCGATCGTTTCGACAAAGCAAAGGCTCGATTTGAGGAAATAGAAGAGGCTATCGGCAGCAAACAGTCAAGGCGTGCTGCCATTGAGACTTTCCTAAATAACCTGCGTGATGCCAATATCGTGGACAATTTCGAGGTTTCCCTTTGGTGCGGCCTGCTGGATTTTGTAACTGTTTACAGCCGTGACAATGTGGTGTTTACCTTCCGAAACGGTACGGAAATACGCTATAGCGGGTGATGAATATGGCAGATTGGAAAAAAGATGAGGTGAATTATCGATTGGCAAAAATGGTGCTGCAGACGCTCATGCACGAAGGGCTTTTAGACGAGTTTGAAGTGGATCAGGTTTTGCAGCACCTACGAGCCAATTCCTCCGCACTCATCGCAAGCATTGAGGAGGACACATTATGGCAAAAACAGTGAAAAAACTTACAAGGTCACAGATGGTATCCCTGCCTTCTGTAGCAAAACAGCTTAACCGCCGGGTGGCTGCTTATGCTCGTGTGTCTACTGGTTCCGAGCAGCAGCAATCCAGTATCGAGGCGCAGCAGGATTACTACATCAAGCTGATAGACTTTCGGCTTGACTGGACGTTTGCAGGGCTTTATATCGATGACGGCGTCAGCGGCACCCGAACCGAACATCGCGAAGGCTTTAAT